CGATTTAATTTTGGTTTTTAAATCTTCTATCGATAAGCTCTCCAGGGACCCTGTTCTGATTTCTTTACGTTCAACATACAAGCCAGCAGCACGTCCTCGTTGCACTTCGGCAGCAACAGCAGAGGTAAAATTACCTTTTTCAATAGCTAAGTCTCTAATCTCTGCAAGTTTTCTTATGTGTCTACCATAGGTAACTTGATATTTATTTGCTAATTGGTTTTGTAAATGCTCAATGTATTTAACTACTTTAGGAAACATACGAGGATTAGTAAGCTCAGAAGCTCTAACAGAGGCCGACTCTTTGGCATATCCTGCCGTGATTGCACACTCCTCTTTGGTTTTGCTTCCATCATTGTAGACATACTCTTCAGCAAAACGTTTGGCTTTATCGGTGATACCGAAGGAAGCTGTGGTTAATTTTTTATCTTTTTTCTCTGCCATCAAGAATATTATAAACATAAAACAGACTTAGGCGACAAGGGGGAGTAGGGGAGTGTTGTCGCCTAAGCAGGAGATTATATGAAAGTATTCATCATAGCACTATTTTTCACATAATGTACATAATGTGAACCTAATGTGGCAGAAATTAGGTAGAAATCCTTATAGGACAAGGGCTGCAGGGTGACATAATGTCATAATGTCATTTTATTCTTAAATCCTGATAGTCCATTCCTAGAAAAATCACAAAATCTCACATTCACATTAGGTGAAATTATATTTTAAGTGTATATGGGAAAGGGTTTTTAGCCTGTTTTTACCTAATTTTTACCTAATTTCTACGTTTTTTTCACATTAGGTGGTCTTGCTAGGAAATCGATACATCCACCCAACAAGACCTTTGTCCTTGGTCCGTGATTCTCCGTCCTTGATCAGTTATTAACCACCTTTATCAAGTATTTCACGGTACTGATCTTATCATTTATGTCAGTCAATTTAGTGATTAACTCGTCAAACTGTTCAGTAAAGTTGGTATGTTCAGGGATCGACATTGGGTTATCACTCAAAACCTCTATATCTATGGTCAAAGCCGACCTCTGGCCCTCTAAAACGTTGAGGTAAGCCTTATATATCTCTAATTTAGTAGCCATATTTTTTCGCGCTCTCTCCTGGACCTGTGTTTTAAACAAGTCTTAACATTGACTAGTTTAGCCATTACTTAGCTTTTAAATGTCTTATTTCGTACCCTTCAAAAGCATTACGTAAATTAATTAATTTACGTTCTATCTCAGGCAGTTCGTTCCAATAAGCTGAGACGGTTTCTTTCTCGTAACGTCCACAACCTTTGCATCTGTCGTCACCCCACTGGGCTACCGAACATCTTCCGACGCAAGGGCTGTCTGCCAAACTAGACACCTCACCATTTAGCGTTAGTGCCATAATGACTGAATTATAAGATCATTCCTAAAATTTGTCCATAAAATAGCTATTGACAATATATGGGATATATGTTATAATGTATTTTCCGGTCTAGAACCGGAGTGTTTTTTAACAGTATTGTTTGTTTCAACTTTTTTAATATTTAATTAGGAGTTAATTATGAAAAAAATATTAATAGGGTGCGAAACGTCTGGGACCGTACGCGAGGCTTTCTTAAAGTTAGGCTTTGACGCTTGGTCCTGTGATGTTTTACCTTCCGATATACCGACCAATAAACACATTCAAGACGATATAAGGAACGTTCTAGAATGTGATGACTGGGATCTACTCATGGTAGCTCACCCACCTTGCACTAGACTTTGCAATTCAGGAGTGCGTTGGCTTCACAACCCACCCCCAGGCAAAACCAAAGCGCAAATGTGGGCCGAGCTAGAAGCTGGAGCAGAATTGTTTAGCGATCTTTGGAACGCAGACATTCCGCACATAGCAGTCGAAAACCCAGTGATGCACAAGTATGCTAAAGCGTTGATAAAAAATTATCAAAACTTTGCTCAAAGTGTACAGCCTTGGCAGTTTGGTAGCGATGAAGCAGGGTTAGACAATCAGAAAAAGCGTACGTGCTTTTGGCTGAAGAATCTACCACCACTTAAACCTACCGGTACGCTCGATGGCAAGACGGCCAAAGATGATATTCACAAATGTCCGCCGTCCGTGGACCGTTGGAAGATTCGTTCTAAGTTCTTCCCTGGTATGGCTACGGCAATAGCTGAACAGTTCGGTGAGTATATTTTACAAAACTAAAATTAAGGGACTACTTCGGTGGTCCCTTTTTTATCTACCCTGTCCACGATATCTTTTAAACTGTTGCTTACGACGTTTGCCCCTGGGGACCGTGTTAGCACTACCACCGTTGCCTTGCGCAGTGTGTTTAGCTTTACGTTTATTAGGGTCTATACTAACGACAGTCTTTATCTTTGCCATTAATGCTTAACTATTTTCTCTTGATTCAATTCAAACTCTGAGGCTTGCATAGTCATAAACCAAAGTGTGGACATTACAACGTCGCGGTCCAACTCTTTCATACGCGTCAACGAAGCCACCTGGATTAGTAAAGCAATTACCAAATCCCAAGCTTTAGTTTCTTCGTTGGTCAATGCGTTTTTAGTAATCAACTGCAACTGATCCAAAGCTTCAGCTATCTCTTCATTAATTTCTATGTCATCTAAGGAGTCAATAAATTTAAAAGTCGTGGTCATTTGTCGTTCCTACCAAGTCTATCTCTAAGTTCTTTTAATTTTTTTAATTGTTGCTCTTTGGTTAAATCAGAAGGGCCAAAACTTGGATTTAAAACTTCATCTACTTGAGCTCTAGTAACTTCAGGAGAGGTTAAAACTTCGTTAATTATCTCATCACTTTGGTTTAGTAGAGCGTTGCCAGCTTTTATCTCAGCCTCACTGTTTATACTAGAGCCTACTCTTACGTATGCTTCACCTTTTTCTTTTAATAACTTAGCCTTCAATAGTTTTCTAACAGCGATTAAAGGTAAGCCTACTTTAGAACTGGCGGCAAGATAATCAAAAGCACTGTCTGGGTCTGGAGCAAAAAGCGAACCAATGCCATATAGTTCTGCAAAACCTAATGGATCAGCGGAAGGAGTTCTTTTCGGTACGGTTCTAACTGTAGACATCATTTGATTATACACTTAATCAAACCATTCGCGAATTTCTCCTAATACTTCATTACTGATTTTAACTTTATTCAATAACGTCTTTAAAATGTGTTCGTCGACTGTGTTTTTTGAAACCAAATCAATGTACGTACACTTATCGTCCTGGCCAATACGGTGAATACGGTCCTCAGACTGGATTCTAAGCTCTAAATCATAGCTGTTTGAGTAATATATTATAACGTTTGCTTCTGTTAACGTGATTCCCCTACCACCTGTCTGTGGATTTGAGATAAAATACTTTAATTCGTTATCAGGGTCTTGAAAACGAGTAATTATATTTTGTCTTTCACTTTGAGGAGTATCACCGTAATATGTGGCAACCGAATTTTCTCCATATTTTTTTCGCAATATTTCTGCTAACCTCTCTATGTCTGTACGGAACACAGCAAATATCACAACCTTACCAGCCGTCTCTTCTAGTACATCCAATACCGCCTGTAGTCTGTTGTTCTTCAGACAGATAGTCTCACCCGTTTCACTACGTAAACTGCCTGCTACGACTTGTTGTAGGCGCATTAGCTGAGTCAAGACGTTCATAGTAGAAAAAGTCTCTTCTTCTAAAGTCATGATCGCTTCTTGTTTCATCTGAGCGTACGCCTTTTCTTGTTCTGGCGTTAGTTCGACGTAGCGTTTTATATAATTTTTACTAGGCAAATCTAAACATTCGTTCTTGGTGTAACGCACAGAGAACTGTTTGACTATTTGTTGCAGTTCATCTAGGCGTTGAAAGCCAACAATGTTATCAAACATACGTCCGCCCATTTGTTGTCGACGCACAATGGCGTAGCGACTGCGAAAAGCATAGTAACTACTGTAACCCAAAAGGTTTGGGTGCAAGAAATAACATTGTGAGTACAAATCCAGGGGCGCTTTGGTGATTGGAAAGCCAGTCAAGATACGACGATATTTTGCTTCCGGTGAAAGTGCGATTAAATTTTTCGTACGCTTGGCTTTTGGATTTTTTATTGTGGTAGATTCGTCAATCGTCAGCAGAGTATCGTGCGTTAGGATAAATTCTTCGGCGTGTTTACAACCTTTTACTGTGGCAAAGGCCTCTACGTTCATCAAAAATATATTTAAAGTCCCAGTGCTGTCCTTTTCTACCATATCTTTGTAGTCCCTGGTCCATCGTTGCGTATGATTGGGCTGCCAAACTAAGACTTTGCGTTCTATATGGTCAGGTAAATGGCGATTGATTTCATTGATGTCCCAATTATCTAACACACCTTTAGGGGCAACGATCAAAGCGCCGGATATTTTGCCAGCTTGAAACAAATAGGCCATGTTGTCGATCAAAATTTTAGATTTACCAAGGCCCATTTCTAAAAATAGGGCAAAGTTGGTTTCTTCACAACTTCGTGCTAAAGTTTCTCGTTGATGTTTGTAGGGAGTGGTCTTATATTCATACTGTTCAATCGTCATATCTCAATTTATCCTTTATTTTTCGTTATTAGTTAAAATATTTCTTGCTTTTTATAAAAAGCTTATGATACCATTTCAACAATGACACTTCAAGAAAATTACATCTCACTAAGAATACATAAAATTAAAAATGATTATCGAGGCAAAGTAGGTGCTTATGAAGTGATTGGTAGGATGCCCTCTGATCTTTTTCCTGAAGAGGAAAGACAGTTTTCTGTGGGCATTTACGAAAGCATTACCGAAGCTTTGCAAGCTATATTTTGGAACTTTAATAGTAAGAGAAATATGATTCCCTGGCGCATAGAGCAAATGCCAGAGATAGATGAACTTGACGAGAACTTTAAAGCAGCGGATTTTTTTACACAAATGGATGATGACATTATAGATTTTGAAATGGACCCAGAGTTAGAGGCGAAACTTAATCCCAAACCAGTTTACAAAGACAATATAGTAGAATTAAAACCGAAGAAAGATAAAAAATGATGACGATGGCAGAACATATCGAAATGATGAGAAAAATTAAACGTAACGAAAAAACTAAAAAGATAACTAAGAGGAAAAAAGATGGCACTAGAAATACTATTTGAAAAAGAAACTCAAAAAAAGATAGAAACACTCGGGGAGGAGGAACTAAAAGGTCTGTCCAAGCTTTGCGACAAACTACTTAGGACTCAAGGGACCATAGGTAACACCGAGGATAGACTTCAAAGACTGAAAGAGCAGGAGAAGATTTTGTCAGAGGAATTGATACCGCAATGTCTAGCAGACATAGGCGTACAAGAGATTCGTCTGACAGATGGTTCTCGCATTTCAGCTGAAGCTTATTATGGCGCTCGTATTACACAAGCGAGATCCGTAAGCGCACACACTTGGCTACGTGAACAGGGCCACGGCGATTTAATTAAAAACATCGTCAGTGTTCAGTTTGGTCGTGGTGAAGATGAACGTGCAAAAGAAGTGATACAACTTTTAAAAAAGGAAGGGCTTATGCCTGACCAAAAAGAAAGTGTGCATCCAAGCTCGCTCAAGGCGTTTGTTAGAGAACAAATTGAATCGGGCAACCAGGTGTTTGACCAAAAGGCAAAAGAGTTATTCTCTGTCTACGAGGGCAAGCGAACTAAAATTGTCAAATAACTAAATAAAGAGGAAAGAAATGGCAACTAAAAAAGCAAACGGGAATGGAAGTTTAACTTCCTTATTTGAAAGTGTTGAAGAGAAAGGGTTCGGTGAAGTAACATCGGATGATCTTAAGCAACCGCGTATATCTATAATTCAGGCATTGTCGCCACAAAGGCAAAAGACTTCGCCAGATTATAATCCTGACGCGGAAGAAGGTGATCTTTACTATTCTGGTACCAACACTGTGGTATCTGGTGAAGAAGGCATACAGTTCTTACCAGTGTTCTATAACAAAACACTAGTGGAGTGGCGCCTCAGAGAAAAAGGTGGTGGGTTAGTAACTGTCCACGCTGCAGACTCTGACATCTTAAACCGATCCACTAGAGATAGTCAGGGCAGAATGATTACTCCATCAGGAGAAACTCAGATCACTACCACGGCTAATCACTATGGCTACGCCATGATAGATGATGCACCACAAAAGTGTATTATTAGCATGACTGGTTCACAGTTAAAACATTCACGTAATTGGAACACTTTAATCCAGGGCATGAAAATGAAAGGTGAAAAGGGTATGTTTACCCCACCAGCCTTTGCCAACTGGTATCTGTTACAAACAGAAGTAGAGTCCAATGACCGTGGTTCTTGGTACTCGTATAAAATAACTCAGCACGAACAATTAAAGGACGCTGATCTATTTGCAGAAGCTAAGGACTTTTCAGCTTTCTGTGCAGGTGGAGGCATGGAGCAACTAGGAAACAAAACGGAGAGCGCAGGTCAGATAGAAGATAGTTCTAAGGAGAACCTGTACTAAAAATTTTGCGGGGGTCCTTTTATATTTTTTCATACCCCGCAAACCGAGTGGTGAGCTCTGCCATGATTGGCTCACCACTCACCTTAACAAATTATGCGTATGACGAAAAGCTTAGAAGAAAAATTTATGCACGTATTTTCTGGATTAGATAGAGCTTATGGTATTTATGAAATTACTGGACACAAAAACACAGCGACTGGAGTTAAAAAGAATGGTAGAGGTAAGACTCTACAAGAGCCGTTGACCGTGGAGCTTTGGCAACAACATCTATCGGGTGAAGTATCCATTGGCGTCATACCACTCAAAGATGATGAGACTTGTAAATGGGGATGCATTGATATTGATGAGTACCCTATCGACGTTAACAATATTATTAAGACGGTAGAGAGCATGGGCTTGCCAGTGGTTCCTTGTGCTAGTAAATCTGGCGGTTTGCACTTATTTTTATTTACCAAAGACCCAGTTCCAGCAATAAAATTTAAAAACAAACTAGAAGACATAGCTGCAGCCATGGGGCGCACTGGTGATGAAATCTTTCCAAAACAATATCAGTGGTCAACTCAAGTACCAAAAGAAAGACAAACAGGCAACTGGTTGAATATGCCCTACTTTTCTGGTGAAGATACTACTAGGTATGGTATTAACGCCAAGGGGGACTCGTTAACCCCAGAAGAATTTATTAATTTAGTGGAAAAGAAAGCCATGACTGAAACTGCATTAGATGAGTTAGTCCCTGCTAAAAAATCTAAACGTAAACTGATTGCAAAAGATACTGACAATGTTTGGAGTGAGGCTCCACCTTGTTTGGTGCACATGAAATTAAACGGTGTGCCAGAGGGTTGTCGTAACAATGCTTTGTTTTCTTATGGTGTATTTTTTAAAAAAGTACATCCCGAAACAGAAGAATGGAAAGACAAGCTCATGGAAGTAAACAAAGAAGTCTGTTCTAAACCATTACCGCACGGTGAGATGACAGCTTTGATACAGAGTGTAGAAAAGTCTGATTATAAATATCAATGCAGTCAGCCACCTTTGGTAGATTTTTGTCAGAGTGGTGTCTGTATTACTCGTAGGTTTGGTATTGATGCAGCAGAACGTGAGCCAGTCTATGGTGGCCTTAGAAAGTATTTGACTGACCCACCACTTTGGCACTTAGATATGGATGGTCAAACCATAGTATTAGAAACAAAACAACTGCATAACTTTTCTATGTTTCAACAAAGATGTATGGAAGTATTAAATACTTGTCCACCAGATCGTAAAAAAATAGATTGGGTAGCGCAACTAAATACTTTATTACAAGACGTACAAGAAGTTGATATGCCTTCGGATATGACTAAGAGTGGTTTGTTAGAAGAAAGTATTATAGATTTTTGTGTCAGCACAGAATCTATTTCAAGATTAGCTATCATGTCAGGAGGTGCGTATCGTTTTGAAGACACTAACGGAGCTAAACCACAGTGGTGGTTTCGAGGACGTGATGTAGTCAAATACATTCAAGAGTATAAAAGTATGAAAACAGTTAGAGAGGCAGAGATATTTGATGAACTAAAAAAGATGGGAGCCAACAACTTGGCAAAATGGATAGACAAGAGTGTTGGCAATAAAAATATTTGGGTGTTGGATGTGATTGAGATAGATAATAGTCAGGTCACTGCAGAACAATTTAAGAAACCAATAGAGGATTCAGCATGGGAGTAATTAAATACTTTGGTCCACCTGGCACGGGTAAGACTACCAAGTTGTTAAGCTTAGTCGAGAACCACCTAGAGAGGGGCATACAGCCCGATGAAATGGCTTTTATATCTTATTCGGTCAAAGCTGCAAACGAGGCTAAAACGAGGGCTAATGCGCTCCTAGGGCTAGGTTTTGATGAGATGCCTTACTTCTGTACCAGCCATGCTTTCTGTAAACGAGTTATGGGTATTGGTCGGGTGATGTCAGGTGAGGACGTCAGAGATTTTTTAGAGGCGTACAGTTTTAATTTAACCAAGAAATACAACATGGAGAATCGACGTAGTATCAAGTCCTTGGTCGAAGATCCGTATTTCCAAATTATAGAGAACGCAAAGACAAATTGTCAGACTGTAGAAGAAGAAAGACTATCGACACTAGTCGGGTTACGTAAGGACGTGACCCCAGTTATTTTAAAAGCTGTGGCTGAGGCGTGGGAAGAGTATCGCCTGGCTAGTGTCCCCGTAATTTATTCGTTTGCAGACATGATTACTAAGTTTCTGACCGAAGGTACAACTCCTAACTTAAAGGTACTCATAGTCGATGAGGCCCAAGACTTAGCTGAACTTAACTGGAGATTGGTTGAAAAGATAGCCAACAGCGTTGAACTGGTATACATCGCCGGGGATGACGATCAAGCCATTTACGAATGGAACGGAGCCAAGCCTAAACGCTTTATAGATTACGAAGGTACAAAGATTGTTTTGGATCAATCGTTTCGAGTGCCAAGAAAGGTACACGACGTAGCAGAAACTATTTCTAAAAAAATAAAAGCTCGTGAAGAAAAAACTTACAAGCCTAGAAAACAAGAAGGCACTGTTAATGAAGTGCCCTCGATAAATTTATTGCCTTTGAAAGAAGGTCAGTGGTTAGTGTTAGCTTCTTGTGATTACATGTTATCGGATGCTGATAAGGGTTACAGTATTAGAAAGTATTTGATCGACAATGGTTATCCTTTTTCTCACAACCACTATCGTTACATACCTTACAAAATGATTTCAGCTATGACGGCTTGGGATAAACTAAACACTGAAGGTAAGTTAACAGTAGGTGAATTAGGAGATTTATATTCTTATTTAGGTAAAGAACATGTTAAACGAGGTTTTATAACTAAAGTATTAAATGAAGAAAACAAAGCACAAGAAGTAACGACACAACAAATAATAGATATGTACGGACTAAAAGAAGAATGTTTAGCTAAGGATTGGCAAGACATCTTTACTAAGAGTATTGACGTACAACGTCGAGCTTTCATTGAGAAAGCAAAAGCAAACAACGAGGATTTGTTTGGTGAGCCTAGAATAGCTATCTCTACTATTCATCAAGCCAAAGGTGGAGAGGCAGAGAATGTTGCTGTATTGCTGGATTTATCTCCTGCACAGCAAGAGGATTTTATTTTAAAACCCGATGGGCTGCACCGACAATTTTATGTAGCAGTGACTAGAGCATTAGAAAATTTGTATTTAGTTAAAGCTAGAAACGACAACTATAGGTATTTAGTATGAGCGTATTTAAACCAGCAACTGAATGGATTGCACCAGACACTTTTCCTACTGAACTATTAGTAAAGTCTAAAGAAGTAGCAATAGATTTAGAAACTAGAGACCCAAACCTTATGTCCATGGGTCCTGGTTATATTAGAGGTGATGGTGAAGTCGTAGGTATTGCCGTGGCTTGCGATGGGTTTGAGAACTACTTTCCATTTGGCCATGAAACTGGTTTCAACTTTCCTAAAAACAAAGTGGTTAACTTTATTAAGAAAGTTTGTGCCAGTAACAACGATAAAATATTTCACAACTCCACTTACGATGTAGGTTGGCTAGAAGCTTTGGGCATAAAAGTTAACGGTAGGATTATTGATACTATGATTATTGCACCTCTGGTGGATGAGAATCACTATTCATATTCGTTAAATGCTTTGGGGCGTATGTATTTGAATGAAGGCAAGACTGAGACAGAGTTAAATGAAGCTGCAGCAGAGTGGGGACTGGATCCGAAAGCTGAAATGTGGCGTCTACCCTCGGCTTATGTAGGCACTTATGCTACTCAGGATGCAGCGCTCACACTAAAACTCTGGAATTATTTTAAGGTAGAGCTAGAAAATCAAAACCTTTGGAATGTGTTTGATTTAGAAATGGATGTCTTGCCTTTGATTATGGACATGAAACGCACAGGGGTACGCGTGGATTTAGAACGTGCGGAACTAATTAAGAAAGATTTAATTAGTAAAGAGAAGAAACTATTGAAACAGATAGAACAAGACTCTGGAGTAAAAGATATACAAATCTGGGCAGCACGTTCGTTGGCAAAAGTATTTGATGCTTTGAAGTTAAGTTATCTGCGCACACCTACTGGACAACCTAGTTTTACTAAAGCTTTCTTAGAGAATCATACGCATCCAGTGGCCGCTATGATTAGAGAAGTTAGGGAGCTCAACAAATCTCACAGCACATTTATTGATTCTATTTTAAAACATGAGTACAAAGGCAGGATACACGCAGAGATTAGACAGCTCAAAGGTGAATCTGGTGGCACAGTCACTGGTCGGTTGTCCATGAGCAATCCAAACTTACAGCAAGTACCAGCACGTAATAAACGTATTGGTCCTTTGATTCGCTCGTTGTTTCTACCGGAAGAAGGAGAGCGCTGGTGTTCGGCAGACTTTAGTCAGCAAGAGCCAAGAATACTAACGCACTACTCAGACTTATCCAAGTATGAAGGAGCAGATATTATTGCGGATGCCTATCGAGAAGGCGACGCAGACTTTCATCAAGAGGTGGCCACCTTGGTAGGTATTGATCGAAGCACAGCTAAGACCATTGGTTTAGGGATTATGTATGGTATGGGTAAAGGTAAACTAGCCGATCAGTTAGGTGTTACCCTAGATGAAGCAGCAGAAGTGTTAAGTAAGTTTAATACTTATGCTCCCTTTGTGCGTCAGTTAGCTGACTCTGTTATGCGTAGTGCAAATCAAAAAGGTTACATCAAAACTTTACTAGGTAGGCGTTGTCACTTTGATATGTGGGAACCAGTGAAGTATGGCACGGGTAGACCGATGAAATACAAAGAAGCTATACACGAGTATAATGGTGAAATAAAAAGGGCTTTTGTTTATAAAGCACTAAACAAACTAATTCAAGGTTCTGCGGCAGACATGACCAAAAAGGCTATGGTGGACTGTTATCAAGCAGGTTACATGCCACTGTTACAAGTTCATGATGAGCTTGTCTTTTCTGTGGCCTCGGATGAGGACGTAGCAGAGATAAGTAAACTTATGGAGGATGCTGTACCCTTGTGTGTACCTAATAAGGTAGATGCAGAGGTTGGCAAAAACTGGGGTGACTCGATGGAGTCATCAAATGATTAACTAAAATTTGAGGATCAAATGGATACTACAAAATGGAAAAGCGTAGCAATACGTAAAGAGATAGTTGAACTGGCTGCTGACATTGGTGAGAAGACAGAACGACCTACGAGTAATGTATTTGCTTTCGCTGTAAAACGTCTCGCTCAAGAGATGAAAGAAGGTAAATTAAAAGAAGTGCCGAAAGCATGAAGCACGTAATTAAATACGAGTCACCGTATACGTACAATGACTTTACAAGTGAGGACCGTCCGGAAGGACGTTTCTATGATTGTCATGGACATAAACTGCCCTCGGTGACTTCAATTTTATCAAAGACAAAAGAAGATAACGACGGAATAAAACAATGGATAGAACGAGTTGGTGAAGAAGAAGCGAACAGAATAAGACAAGAAGCGGCTATACGTGGTACTAATATGCACTACATATTAGAAAAACAAATAGTCAATGGGAATCTTTGGGACTATCGTCCAGATAGTCCTGATGAAAAACAGGCGTACAAGATGGCCTGTAAAATAATGGATGAAGGTTTTCCCAGGATCGGTCAAGTCTATGGCTGTGAAGTATCACTGTTTAATACAGATAAATACGCTGGGAAAGCTGATGTGATTGGGATCTTTGAAGGTCAGCCAGCTATTATGGACTTTAAACAAACCAACAAACCCAAACGCCGTGAGTGGATTCAAGATTATTTTTATCAGTTAGTGGCTTATGCCTTGGCGCACAATGCAATGTATGGCACCGACATACAAAAAGGAGCAATCTTGATGTGCTCGGTTGATTTAAATTATCAAGAGTTTGTAATTCAAGGGGATGAATTTAAACGTGTCAGTGAAGATTGGTTGAAGAAAGTAGATCAGTATTGGGCAGAGAATATTTTTACTGATCCAAATGAAAAAATTTAAAATCCAACTTCTTCGCCTTCAGGTGGTTCTTTAAAATTGTAAACGGGAAAACTTAAAGTTTCAAATATCTCTTTTTGTTCTTTTAAAGCATCTTTAGGAAAATTTACTCTAATAAGCTCTTGATATTTTTCTGTCATCCCGTCTCTTTCATATCTATCTAAATATTGTTTTTTAACTTCAGTGTAATAATCTTTCATTGGCAAAGGTTTAAAAGGAATTACACCTTCTTCATTTGGTCTACCAAATATATTTTTTTTGTCTTCATTTTTAAAACGTAGACCTTTTTTTCTTCTATCAATTTCTTGACGTATAGTTACATCAGTAACCCAAGGATTAACACCATTTGCTCTTTCAATTTTGTTTCTAAATCTTTTAACTTCTTCATAATATTTTATATTAGCTTTTCTATAACCTTCAACTATGTCGGAAACTGTTAGAAGTTCTTCACCACCCTCTATAGAAGGAATATAGTATGCAGAATTTGCGTCTTTTCTTTTATCAAAAAAGTTATTTATCCCCCAAACCGCCATGTTATCGTTAAGGTTAATAACACCAGTTTTAATACCAAAAAGTTGTTTGACTGTATCTGTCTTTTGAATTTTTCTACCGTATCTATCATACTTATCTCCCTCAGTTAAAGTATCAATATTTTTAAAATAGTTATATACACCAGGAGCAGCTTCTTCGAGAGCATAGATGACTTTATCAAAAGCAGCTTGCATACCTTCTGCGTCTGTTATAGCTCTAGGAGTTCCAGCTTTAACACTGTCTCCTTTAAGATTTTGACTAACGTCAAGAAGTATTTGAGTTAAAATACTTCTTTGAAAATAAGCACTTTCTGTACCAAAAACTTTATTGACGGCCTCCAACATGCCATCCAAACTTCTTTTAACATACTCTGGATCATCCTCGTACTTTTCTTCGTAAATATTTCTAACAAAAATTCTTACTGGTTCTGCTAACAAATCATAAGCTTCAATGTAACTATTGTTATTATAAAAAACTTCGCCTTTCTTATTTATACCAGTAATTATTCTTTTATCGTCTTTTGCATAAGGGGCCATAAACTCACTTAAACCAAATTCTGCCTCTGGTATATCTTCTGGATCATAACCTAACATTAATAAAGCAAAGACACTTGAGCCTGCTGCTAATGCACCATAACCGCCTAAACTTAAAACTCTTGCAGCTCCTCTGCCTGCTAATTTAGTTCCGATATTTACAAACCCTTGCCCACCACTTTCTTGATCTCTTCCTAATTTTTTTAACTCTTGTCCAGCTTTAAATTCATTAACCCCTGATTGATAAGTATTAATACTGGTTCTTATTATTTCAGTTGGAAAGGCAGTAAAGTTACTAAGTGGACTACCTCTTAATATATCTGTAAAAGAACCAACAAAGTCATAATTAGGAACGTTTTGTCTTACACGATAGGCAGCTAACTCCTCTAATAATTCTTCTAATCTAGCCGGTCCTTTTCTTTGTTTTAATTTAGGCACATATTTAGGCATTAAAGTTTTGAGCACTACCTCTTCAATTTGTTTTAAATCATTTTCTAATTTTTGTAGTTCTACATCTATTTCTACGAAATCATTTTTACCTTTTTGTAATCCTTCAGTGACTTGTTTTGTTAAAGCTTCATGCCTATCTTTAAAAGAATCAAAACCAAAAATATCTTTAAACTTTTGTAGCTCTGTTACAAAACTATATGCTTTCCAAAAATCGTCTCCAAATTGATAAGCTCTCTGTGCTGTGTCTATTGTTTTTCTAGTTAGTCTTTTTAAAATATTTTTTTGTTGACTGTTAACAGAAGCTACGACACCGCCAATAGTATCGGTGGTTGAAGCAAGTTCAAAACCTCTTATTAAATCTCCTAAATTTGCTGAAGTGTTTAAAACTCCCAGACCAATCATTCTTTGTGCTTGTTTAGTAGTCATACCTTTAAAATAACTTCCAGCATTTCTAAAAGCCGATTTTAAATTATTGTAATTGTCTTTAGGATTAAGTCTTATATTGCCATTTACAATGGCAAAAGCCGCTGCAGAGATAAAATTTCTAGCTTGTGTTGTAGGAGATAGTACAATTTTACCAAAGTTTATTAATACTTTACCTCTTAAAAAATAAGGAGCATATATTTTATCTAAAATAAATTTAGCTCCTCTATTACTACCAAGAGGTGTTCGATCCGCAAGAGTAGTGTCGGATAAAACACCTCCACTAAAAACATCGTTTAAAGCAGAAGCAAATTCTGGAATGGTGTAGTAGCCTACAAATGGATTACTAACTTCGTTACCAGTTATCTTTACATTAAATCTACCGTCTTTAACTGGAGAGATTAATCTATTGTTTGGGTCATTAGCTATGTTAAATAAATCATTTATATATTTAACACCTGAAATAAATTCTGTTTGTTTAAAAGCGGTGATGACGTCATTAATGTTCGGGTCTTTTATTATTCCAAGCAACTCTTCTATTTCAGGTTTTAGTTCTTGTCTGGCTTTAAGAATATCGTCACTAATATCTATTTCTACTTCTTGAGCATCTGCCTTTCGAGTAGAGCTGTCCATTTCCATTGCTTCAGTAAGTTGTTGTGCGCTTAACTGTCTATCATATAAATTATTTAACATCTCTTCTGCTTTTTTATCCGCTTCAAGTTTAGAAGACACTCTACCTTTTTTAAATAAATCTTCTGAAAGTATTTTTTTTGCTGAAAGATGTTTGCGTTTTTGTTCTTTACTTGCAAGTGCACCGTTGGGTCTGTTAAAAGTTAGAGCAAATAAATCGTTTTTAATATATTCTGGATTTACATTTATTTCGTAGGACTTTGTTATGTATGCTCCTAATCTATTTCTAATTGTTTCTCTAAGTTCTTCACTCCAAATTTCAGCTTCTGGATCTAATTCTCTTATTAGACTTTCTATTTCTCTTGAGTTTTGATCTATGAGACGACGCATTTTTATCATGGCTGCTATTGTATTTCTATCAAAGCCATACTCTTTTAACAACTTTGGAGTTACTTTTATATTTCCAAAAGGTGTATTACTTAAATAAGAAGCATAAAGTTCTTTACCTAAACCAAGACCATCAACACTTTGTTCAAGAGTATTTAAAATACTTTTTTTATTTTTCTCTGCGGTTTTTATTCCTAAGTTTATTCTTTTACTAAGTCCTTTTGCTTTTTCAAGTTGCTCTCTAGTAAACCAACGTTTTCGCATTAATTCACTCCAAGATATAATAGGCACTCCTCTTTGCGGAGTAAAAAATCTTGCTCCTCTAGCAGTTATGTGATTCAACCATGCTCTAGCTTCTTGTTGTTCATCTAAAGTTTTGTCGGTGTATTTAATCCCTAAACGTTCAGCTAATTTTCTTAATTTTGGTTTACTGGGTAGAAGTAAAGGTTTAATTTTATTATGAGAAGGTTTGTTGTCAGAAGACACTCTAAACAAAGGTTCTTTAGACATTTGTATTTCAGCAAAAGAAAGAGTGCCCTTTTTCCAAAATGGTTGATAAGTTTTGCCCTCATGTTCTATTTGCATTTGGCTGAATAATCTTTCGTTTGGTTCTGCTTTGTCTACTTTACCATCAGGTGTATCAATAAACTCTTCAACCATGTAATCTTTGTAAACGTTAAAACCGTCTTTATCTTTTAAGTTAATAATTTCTGTAATCGCTTCTCCATTCTCATCAAAAACAATTTTTCCAGTTTCATCTTTTACAACTTCTTCTCTACCAAAAAACAATCTAACTTTTGCATCTCCAGGTAAGTTGTTAAAAGGAACAACTTCTGGCACAGCCATAACTGAATTTTTAATTTCGGTTTCTTTTATTGTAGGATCATCAAATTTATAAGGAGCTTCAGGTAGATCAAATTCAAATTGTTTTTCTTTATTTATGTCTTCTCCTTTCTCTGCTTTTTCTTGTCTTCTTTTTTCTACAATCGTGCCTTCCTCAAAACTTTTTAAACTAGTTTGTACAGAAAGTAATACTTCTTCTATTTTTTCTTTAGTATTATTCCATTGTTCATATTCTGCAGAATTTGGATCAAGGGGTTGATTTTTTGAATGTTTATTTAATTCTTCTTGAAGTTCTTGAATTTTTTCATTGTAATTATTTTTAACTTGTTCTTGAGAAGGTTGTGCAGTAATTCCACGAGAAGTTTGTCGAACAGTTTCTAATGGGCCAGTTACAGCGGGACCAGTTATAAAACCCGCAGCTCCTGATTCAATATATTCTCTTAAAGCTGCTTCATCACTAGGACTTATAGGTAAACCTGCTTGTAATCTTTCTAATAATTGTTGAGTTATTTCAGTAGTCGCTTCTACAGGAGCCGATATTGCTGTGGTTTTAGCTATTTCTTTTGCACCAATAGCTAAATTTTTACGCAACTCTCCAGCAACCATTTTTGCAGGAGTTCCACCCATGCCGCCAAACAGTAGAAATAAAATAGATTCAGTAGCGCCTTGTGCTAACCCCGTAAAAAAAGCTCCAGTGGTGTTTATGTTGCCATCAGTTAAATCAAGACCTTGTTCGTCTAAAGTTTCAACTTGTCTTTCTAAATTTTGTCCAAAAAAATAAGGCAGTGCCACAAGAGTAGCACCAATCGCTGCTCCGACAAGAGTTCCTACTCCGGGTAAAAAAGATCCGACGGCAGCCCCTGCTGCGATTGTACCCATGGCTGGAAGTGAGTAAGCTACATTTTCTCCAGCATAATCAATAAGCGTGCCACCAAAACTTTTAGCTAAATCGTCTCTATTAGGAGAGTTATAAGCGTCTATTAAATCTTGAAAAGAAGTACGTTTGCCATATTTAATTTCATCTTCTAATTCTGCTTGTCGTTCAGCTTTAAGTGCGCTTTCTATTTCTTGATCAGTGCCATAACCAAAATCGTCTATATTTTTAATTGTTCTACTGTAATCTCTAGCTCCCGCTACAAGAGAGTCTGTAAATCTTTCAGCGAAACTTTTATCTTTTGCCTCTATTGGTTCTGTTAAAGAAAAACCACCGCCGCCACTAACACTAGGAGCACCTGAGCCGGTAATTTCAAAATTTATATTGGTAGGAATATTATTAACTGCTCCATAACGAGTAATTAATTCTTTTATTTTTTGTTGAAAGAGTTCTTGTTGTTCTTGCTCGTCAGCAGCTTCTAATACGGTTATGAAGACATTACTGTTAGGTATTCTTCCTTGACTTCTTTGTAGCGCTCGAGACACATCTAATCTCCAGGTAGTTGATTTGTAAAAGGATTAGGTTGATTTGGTCTTAAGCCTGCGTATAGTAGGGCGGCTACCTCTATTGGGTCGTCACCGTAATATTCAGAGTCTGGTATATTTATTACTATTTTTGCCATCGCTATTGCTTGTTTATAAGCAGCGGCATTTAACTCTTCATCAGTGCCACTAAGGTCAACACCTAATACGTCTAACTCGTATTTCTCTCTTTGTCTAATTAAATCTTTTTGTTTTTGTTTTTCTGACTCAGATAAATTAGGGTTTGCTTCAATCGCAGCTATTTGTGTGTTTGCTCTGTTTTGAATAGCTTCGACTTGTTTTATATTTAGCATACTAGCAGTAGGAGATAATTCTCCAGCGCCCATATTAACTCCTATAGCATCCAACATTACTGCTTTTTGCTCATCTGTTAAAGAGTCATCATTTAAAATATTTAAAGCTCTATTTTGTTTATACTCAGAAGCTCTCACTGTAGACATATCTATTCTATTTTCAGGAGTTATTGCTTCTTTTTCAGCTTCTTTAGATTGCCCTAAAATATCTAAAAATCCTGACATACCTCCTTCTAAACTTTTACCCGACAATAAAGCACTTGATTTAGCTAAGTCTCTTTTTTCTTGTTTTTCTCGCATACGTTGACTATAAATTTCTTCAGGAGTTGGATGAATACCTCCATGTTCCAATTTAGGTATATTAGTTTCTGTTAAAGCTACAGCGGGTTGTGTCATGTTTTCAGCTATAGTTTGTTCAATTTCTGTTTTAAAAGCTTCATCAAATAAAGTTACTTTACGCAACTCTTCAGGATTCAAAGGCATATCTATTTCATAAAGAGCTTCTTGAATTTTGCTTTTATATTCTTCATCTAATAAATCTAATTTTTGTTGAAGATCTTTTTCTAAATTTTCTAAATTAGTATCAGTAAAGTTTTCTTCTAATTGCATACTTTGTTTTGTTTGTTGGGCTAAAGACCTAGCTGCTTCTTTGTATTGTTGTGTTATAGCTTCTACAGTGCTATTTATCACCTCAACCATCCCAATGGGTTTAGGCTCCTCGGAAATGCCTGAAGGATCTTTAATTTCTTTTGAACTTGGCACGTTAGTCGTGGTTATGTTAGCTGTAGAAGGAGTCATAACAGAAGCCATATTATTTAAAGCTTCATTTATTTGTTGATCGCCAGACTCAAATACTTCTGGTACTAAGCTCCCCGCTTCCATACCAACAGGATAGTCAACTGTGCCGCCCGCTCGATAGTCTATGGGGTTAACAAAACCTCCTTCTTTATAACGAGGAATAGGAGCTAATCCAGAAACTATGCCCTGTGGTAAATTGTCAAACATTTTTCTATTACGCCAGCTCATCGTATAGTGAAGTTTATGTTTGGAAGAGTGCCTATCCCAGAGTTAGGATTAAAAACCGGTGTAGTAGAAAGAGCATTTCCAGTAATATTTGTACCAAAAGCAGGTGGTGTGATAGTAGGAGCAAAATTACCTGTAGGTTGAAAAGGAGGTGGAGGCGGAACTGGGCCTACTTTAAAAGAGCCTATACCCGTTTCAGGCAGTAGTGGAACAGTTGATAAAGCAGGATCAGTAAAGTCAATACTCGAACTTTGTGTAGGTTGTTGAACAGGTTGTTGAACAAATTGTTGAGGTCCTCCTGTTAAACCTAAAAAGGGTCCAATGCCCCCACTTCTTATAAATTCTAATGCTTGAGCACGAGGGTCAACTCCTGCGAGTGCTTCAAAGGTAGTAGTAGCTGTGGTGGTAGGTAATAAACTAAGCGCAGTTTGTAATGCAGATAATCTTGAACGTGGTTCTAACGCAGCTCTACCAGCGGCATCAAATCTAGCATCACTTCTTGCTTGTTCAATACCTCTACCAAGACCACCTAAACTACCTAAAATTTGAATTTGTCTTTGTAAATTTTGTAGTCCAGTGGTTCCTAAACCAGCAAATTGTTGACCAGTGCTACCCATAAATCTACCTATGTTTCCAAATTGTTGTCCGATAGCACCTAAACCTCGACCAGCAGTTTGTGCTGCTTGTTGAGCTAATCCAAAACCTTTGGACCTAATACCTCCAATAGCTTCTGCTAATCCTCTACCTAGAGCTCTATTTCTTTCGGACTCCATTAATCTGCCGCGTGAACCACCAAATGCTCCAGAACGCACTGCTTTAAATCTATCGCCAATACTAGCTATGTCAGACTTTTCTGTTAAGTCCCTAATAGTTTGTTCCACCACGTCTTGTTCAAAAGGATTGTAAAAAGCACTAGCGGCACCGGGCGCAAATAATCCTGCTGCTGCGCCGAGTGCACCTGCGCCTGCGCCTAGAGTGTTAAATCCCTGTTGTGCCATGTTTGCGCCAGTTTGTAAAAAAGGTTGAAAGCCACCTAAACCACTGGCCAATGCTCTTGCTTGTAGCTCTAATGGATCAAGTCCAGCTATTTGTTGCACTGGAATAGGTGTAGGTTGAGAAGCTAAATCAAAAGCAGATTCTAAAAACCCACGACGCATTTTTTGTGCATAAGGATCTTCAAAATTTACAACGGTATTTGGGTTTAGTACAGCCATTATGCCATCTGCTCCGCTTCTTTCATTAGTTTATATAAATTCCTTGCGCCAAGCACTCTAGTCGCTGGTCGCGTCATCACAAATTCACCAGGCTCTAAAAATGCTGGTGTGATATCGCCTGGCCCATCGTCGTCCATTCTATTAGGATTAATCTTACCTCCAGCTTCCAAGCCCATAATACCACCAGCTTCCGCAGTGGTTATCGGTGTGCTTTTAGGCATGCTTTCAGGGTCTATGTTTGCATATTGTTGTCCTTGTATTAAAGCTGGTTGTAAATTACCTATGCGATAATTTTGATTGTCTAAAGCAGCAATCATTTCAGGAGTATATCCAAAAGCTGCAGTTCCTGTTGGGATTAGCTCTGATGGATCTTTAGGAGAAGGTCTTTTTAATAAATTTCTAAGCACAATTAAATTAGCTAAAGTGCTTAAACCACCCCCTCCAAAAAAGCCTCCGCCCTGAGTTTGCATACCTCCGCCCTGAGTTTGTCCTCCAAAAATTGTATTTAAAATATTTGGTATTCCAGAAGTATTTGCTTCGGGGTTTATACCACCCGTATTTAAAGGGCCACCAAAAAAATTACCAACACTTTTACTAAGATTACCTAACAATCCAACTTTGTCTTGTCCGGGTAATATATACTCTCCAACATTTCTAAAAATATTCCCAACATTTCCTCTTAAACTGTCAAGACCTCCTGTGCTTTTACCCATAGTTAATAATTGAAGAGGGTTGGCCTTGCCTCTTGCTACATCAGCAACAGTCATTGCTTTATTTAAAACTCCTGCCACAGTTCCAATAGGACCTGGAACAAATTGCAAAACAGGTGCTGCTTTACGTGCTACTTTTTTTACGCTTTTAAATACTTTTTTTAAAAAACCAAACTCTGGCATACCTGTGATTGGGTTGATAGACATACCTTCGCCAACGGTATACTCATTAGGATCTAGTCCTACTTGTTGCATTTCTTGAAATAAACGAGCTCTAGTTTCTGGGCTAATTACAGGCGGCACTACCATCTCTCCGGCAGCAACGTGAGCCATGTATGAGTCTTCGTCTCTGCCTAATGTTGCTATGCCTGTGCCACTATTGTCTATTTTATTCATACCATGTAAATTTTACTCTATATATGTTAAATGTTTTAAGGATTTTCTGCACTACTTTTTAGCCAAAAAACCAATAAATATCTATCACCAGACTGAACGGGTAGTCCTCTGTGCATGTGTGTAAAACTAGGGAATAGCATAGCATTTCCTATAGGCAAAGGGTAGATAGTGCCTCTTTTAAAAAATTCAGTGCCTCCTCCTTCATATTCACCAGTATTTAAAGGCACAACCATACTTATATCAGCGTCAGCGTCGTGATGCCAAGCGCCTTGTTTTTTATCTTTTAAATTGTAATTAGCTATTTGTATGTTGCCTGTTGTTACATGACGATTCCAAATGTTTAAAAAAATAGGGTTGACTACGCTCTCTACCACAGTCATTAACGAATCAAATAACTCGGGACAATGTTCATTAAATACTATCTCGGGTATTTGTCGTAGTACATCTTCTTGTGGGTTAGGACTGAAATCAATCGTTTGTTCCATGTGTTTTACTTCATCGAGCAAGACGTCACAAAATTTTTTTGAGAACAAAGGTAAAGTGTAAACGTCAGGTACGGGTTCTTTTATGATTGCATCTAAAGGAGTTTTTTCTAAGTCCTTGGTCCCTAGCTCCTCGTAGAAGGTTATGATGTTACCTAACGAAGCTTTGGTTCTTTTTAAAGTATCTGGTTCTATAAACCAGTCGGCGGGATATTTTAGTAATAAGTTTTTAAACTCATACACTAGTTGTTCCTGCTAACACCTTTCATCTTTTCATATGACCTCAAGCCCCCCAGCCCGAGCATGCCCATAAGAATGGTGCTAAGTTGTGAAAACTCAAAGGTAGGCATAGATATTTGAACACCAGCTAAAACTAAAACAAAACCTAATATTGGTGAGATTACAAAATGATATGCTAGTGCTACCCCGCAGGTCCACCCTACAAAGGGACGCCAACCTGCGACAAACATACTCTTGTGTGCTGCTTCTTGTTTATTTATTTCTATCTGCGCTAGATTAGCTGAATGAAAAGCAGTCTTGAGTTCATGGTCTAGTTTAGCTTTTAAATCTTTGTCAGCTACAAATTTGTCAAGCACGTTGCCAGCTACGCCTACTATTGATTCAATCATTATTCCTCATACAAGTTGTTAAAAGTTATACTAGGGTCTAAGTAACTTTGATGTTCTTCAGCAGAGTGAGTCCATTGTGAAGGTGTAAAGTCAGGTGCACCCTGACCTGTAACCCATAACGCTGGACTAGTAGCCCTAACTCTATTATTAGGCAAAGCAACAAAGTTACCTTTCCACTTGCCTTCTTCGGTTATATATAATACGTGTGATTGTTTGTGTTGGGCAGGATCGTCAGCAATATCTGAGTCAGTATAGTCTACGGTGAACAAATATTTACCTTGATAAAAATCACCCCCTATCTTGCAAAGCCAAGGACTTGAGCTCACTCGATCCATAACTATAGTGCTATGCGTTCTTGATTCGCAGTCCCAAGGTTGAGCTAAATGATCTTCCATAGGTTCAGGCCATTCTTCTACAGGTATATCCGCTATCAAAGCTTGAATTGGCATCCGTGCCCACATAGCCCCACCGTGCACGTTTTTATCAGGATCGTCTTCTTCGCAACCAGTAAAGACTACTTGAAAGCTTAACGATCTATCAGGAATGGTGTTCACTGCAATAGCTAACGCATGAAGATACTCGCCATGATAGTCTTCGTGATTCGCCGTAAACTCTTTTCTTACCCAACACTTAAAGTGGGGTATATTACTAAGTAGAAAAGCCACTTATCTTTTTCTTTTCTTTCCGCCTTTTTTCTTGTACTTAGTTTTTTTCATAGCGGTAACTTTGCCGCCGTTTTTCATGTATTTAGTTTTTTTGTGACCTGGCATTTTGTCTCCTTGTCTTTGTGTTAATTTTAGCTACTGGAGGAAGTTTTATTGTTTCCAAAGGATCTAACGGTAAAGTTTCTCCAATAACACTTTTCTTTGTTTTACCAAACATAGTTAGTCTATTTTACTACCAGCGGGTACTATTTTGCCACCTTTTCTTTTAACCATATCTTCGGCAAGAACTCTAGATAAGTTCATGCCCATACGAAAAGGCTTGCCATCATATTCACCTACCACGTCAAATTTCATTCCTGTAGTCATAACTAGCTCCGTTAAGATGATCTGTAACCACCACCTCTTTTTTTATAAGTTCTCACTAACCAAGCGTTAGCATAAGCTGAAGGATAAACTTTAAATTTACGTTTAGCTTCTGCTTTTACCCTAGAATATAAAGCTGGATTGGTTGGCTTAGAACCACTCTTGCTTTTTGTTTTTCTTGATTTTCTTTTTGTTGCGGCCATTTAACACCTCCATCTGCGTCTTGCTTGCCTTAATCTAGAATTAGGATTTTTTGCTGCTTTAGGGAACTTTTTCATTTGTCCCGCTGATCTAGCACAAAATGACTTTCTTCTAGCTTTCTCTTTTTTAGTTAAACCTTTTTTCTTTGTAACTGCTGTTTTTAATTTTGAACCTGGATTCTCTCGACGATATCTAGCCACTCCGGCTTTGGTCATACCAGCACCTTTTTTAGTGGGCCTAAAATATTTTTTAGTCTTTGGCGGTTGCTTGTCTCTATTTCTACGCATAAGTTGTTTTCTTTCTACGGTCTGACATTACCACACCACAGCCTTTGTGATTACGTTTTTTGTATTTTTTAGTGGTTTTACCCAGTTGCGCTCTAGAAATAGCCATTAGACAAATGTTTTAACGTTGGTCGGTTTGCCTCCTACTCCTTGTTTTTTAGCGCGTTTCCTTGAAACGGCTGATCTAATTTGAGCTTTTGACATACGTGCTGCTTTTGCTTTAGGCACACACTTTGGATATTTTCTTTTGCGGTCAGATTTAAGTTTTGTTCTACCACATTTTTTAAAGCCACCACCCTTTTTAGGTGCGCCTATGTCCACCCAATCTTCTTGAAACCATTTTTTAAGTCCAGTGCTCATTAAACTATTCTATAATTTTTGCCATCAAAAGTCATGGCTACTTTACGGTTTGCTCTGCCCACACAATGTTCGCACACATAAGATACATGTACCCAACCACTACGAGGATCAGTGCCATCATAATATTCTAAAATAATTTGATCGTATTCTAAATTTTCTTTTATGTAAGTAAATAAGTCATAGTTGTCCACCGTAGGTATTTCTATATCTACAGCTTGTCCCAAACAATGTTGGCTTTTAGCAGAACCGCCTATGGCTTTATTTAATTCTGGGCAACGATAACCACTATTAGGAGTAAAAGGTACTTTGTAATATTCACGCAAAGGTTGCACCACAGAAACACATAAACACTTTAAACTTTTAAAAATTTCTTTATCAGTAACAGAATTATCAATATTTTTTCTAGTAGCAGTTTGACTCTTAGTAAATTCTCTAAGAGTAAAATTATTACTTAGTTTTGTATCGTTGTTCCAACTTTTTTTAAACATTATGAAATAGTAACACTAATAGTACCTAAGCCAGCAGTCATACTAGGACTAAACCTAACTTTGGTTCCTATAACAGTAAGTATAGCAAAAGGTTCGCTAATATCAGCAAAGCCCACACCATCAAATACTTGTAGTGAATTAGTAGTAGTATTAAAAATAATCGTGCCTGGATTAAATACAGATTTGTCTCGCTCTGTAGTAGTAAATTGTTCTGTGTTGATAGGATCAAACTCACCTAAATTTATTTCTAAAATTCTAATTAACCTATTAAATAAATCTGGGGTTACTTCATTAATAGCTAAAGGCAAACTAGTATTTAATAGCTTAGCCATTACCTTCTACCGTCAGTTCTAATATCGTAACGTGTTGCCCCTAATCGCCAACCTACTCCTAAATTACCAGTATCACCATCGTTAGAGTTCACTCTAAGCACTGCTTGCCTACCTCTAGCTCTAATATGTCCTTGTTGAGTAGCAGGACTTACCGTAGAAGTTTGTCCAGAACTTAAAGTATCTCCAGGAAAGTTTCTAGTCTTTGTTACAATATTTACATTAGAAGCTGTATCATCGTCTAAAAATTTTACATCTGGCACAACTCGACGCAAGAAAGAAAAACTTTCACCATCACCAATATCAAAATCTCCTGACTCAATAAAGACATTTGTCATTTCAGAGCCATCGTCGTCAAAACCAAACTCGTGTTGAAATAAATAATTACTCCCAGCAGCTTGTGGATAGTTTTCTATATTAGAATCTAACCAAGCAGTTCTATTTAATTGTCCGTAGTACCATACTTGTTCTTGATAGTTATAAATAACATAGCGATCTATTTCGGTTGCACTAGCAGAAGGATAGAACCAACCTACTTCTGAATGTTTATTATTACTAAACCCATGTATTTTAAAAGCTTGAGTTTGATTAATATCACTAAAGACATAATTTCTTACTGCACAAGGTAGTTGTTTAACCGTACCACTATATATGTAAAAAGAATCGTAACCCATAAAGTACACACCATTAGGCGCCGTTACAGCTGCTTTTGGCCCAATCAAGCCTGTATTTTCATTAATTAAATTTATTCCGAAAGTAAAAGGTGGACCAATAAATTGCATGCTGTACATGGCACTATCAGTGAAAACTATAATTTCTTGTCTAGCTTTTACAGCACCAATAATTTTAGAACCAGAAGATAGTCTTAGCTCTCCAGCTGTGTTAGTGGTCAACGTTTCAAACTCTAAAGGATTTTCTTGATCGCTAAAAGCTATAAGCATTGGATCTATTTCACCCGTTCTATCTCCAGTTGCGCTAAGTGGATCGCAACCAAAAACTATTAAATGTCTGTCTATCTCTGAAGTTAAAACTTGTAGCCCAACCGTTGGTACTTTGTTAGCACCAGTTTGAGTGTGTAGCTCACTAGCTCTAGTTGAGGTAGTATTATTTTCAACCCAACGATATATACCTCCACCTCTAGCATTAATAACTAAATCCTCACCATAATTATCGTGAGTCCAAATTCTTAAATTAGTTGTTGCAGTCTCTACCCCAGCACTTGCAGCTTCACCCCAACCGTTAAAATCATTAGCACTATCTGCATTGCCTGTAACTAATTGCACAGTGGCACCATCACTATGCGCTGCAGCTGTGCTTCCTTGTACGCCACGAGTACAACTACTAAGAGTATTTGTAGACACAGATCCTATAGTAATTAATTCTTCGCCTATCAAAATAGTGTCACTAGCCACAAATCCAGTGGCATCAGTTAAAATAATAGTGGTGTCTGAATTAGAGATACCGCCCGAATCATTTAAAGTAGTAGTCAAAGCCCCTTCAGTGGTACCTCCCCAAAGACCTGCGCCCCAACCTGTGGCAGCAACTACTGTATCTAGACCAGTGTTTATTTGATAAACACCATCAGTGCCAGAGCCACTATTACCAGTGTCACTACTATTAGCAGTTACAGTGCTCCCAGAAGTATCTTTAGCAGTAATTGTATAAGTATTACCATCAATAATACTTGCTATTTGATATTCTTGATTTAGAACGGCAGCAGTAATTAAACCTCCTAAAGTAGCCGCTCCAGAAATAGTAACAAAATCGTTTGCCACTGCTCCATGAGCATTATCGGTCACTGTTAAAGTAGAAGAACCATTAGTAGCAGCAAAGGTTATAGAGTTGGTGCTAGTTTTTCTAATTGGCGTAATATCATTAAACGCGTTGTTATTTTCAACGACATAATATTTTAAGTGTGTGCCTACTCCTAAATATTTTGTCCCTGCTAAAGAAACAAAATTATGTAGTGCTCTAGCAGTGCCTTGATAAGTAGCTGAGATTAATTTTTGCCAGCCACCAAATTTTTCTGGTCTACCCGCACGAAACCTAATTAAATTACAATCAAACCAAGCAGGCTCGTTATCATAAGCCGTGCCCTCTCGATTTATTCCAGGTTTAAAAACATATTTTTGTAGTGCCATTTTTTCATTTTACACGAAAAAATAAATTAGAAGAGAGTGATTTTTAACATAAACCCAGTAATTGTCAGCATGATTGTGCCAAAAAATACCAAGCCTCCTCTAAT